ACTTCGAATTGCCATTTTCTTATTAAGTCATCGATTTCATCGGCGAGAGTAATCCTTACTGATTCGGCTGAGATGTCGGTATCGATGCAGTACCGAATGATATCAAAACTTTCTCTTTTGAATTTTGAATATAGTAATCCAGACTCATCCTCGGTTGAGTCTTCCTTTTTATTATTGGCTATTATCTGTTCTGCTACTTGATGCTTTTGTTTTTGAAGTGCTTCCGCAAACATCTCAAGCGGTTTTTTTAGATTATCGAAGATGATCTCATCATCAGTTCTTTCATCTTTTGCCGTTTCCTCCTGTTTTTCATTATTTGCATTGCTGGAATTGACCTGTTTTTTTGTAGTCGCAGCTTTCCTTTGGGAAGTTGCGGCTTTTTTTATTATGTCTGTTAGCAGATTTTCCAACTCCTCGCCGATAGTGTATTTCGTTGCATTTGGCAGACAGTCCGAGAACTCCTCGCACAGCATAGTTATGGTGCTATCTGGAAACTGGTTAATATATTCCGCAAACCCGTAAGGTTCTATAAAAGCACAAGCTTTCTTGGATAATTTGGAGATTCCGTTATTGCCGTTGAAATAGGCTTTATATGTTACTTCGCTGATTCCGTCCAACATATTCTGTGCATCTTCGGTGAGGATTGTTTCAAATACTGTTTTAGTAAAAGCGTGAGTACTGCTACCAGCACCAATAATTGGGTGAAGCTTATTCATAAATGTAGAAAAATCCATGTATATATTCCTCCCATTTTCAAACCTACCGTATTCTACCGAATCCTACCCGCTAATACCCAACTCAACCGATGCGATTTTATAAAATGATAATACAACCGAAGTGAACCAAGATGGGTAAGGCGAAATGTTTGTTTTTTACATTATATCAGAAGAATGTAAATATTTCTACACTTTTCGCAGATTGATGTGCTGCGAACGCAAACGAAATATCGCATTTGTAAACTGTAATTCTGCTGTTTTATGCTTCGGCTGATGAAAAAGTATATTTTCATCCCAAACTGGGCGAAAGTTTGAACCCGCCACGTTTCTTATAGCAGAACCCCAACAGAGGGGAAATACAAGGAGGTCAAACATGAATCACAGAACAGCTATTACTCTTGCGGTTAAGGCCGCAATCTTGGCAGAGGTTGCCGAGTGTACCACCGAAGAAGCTATCCGCTATCTTGCAGCGGAATACACTTCAGAGAAATTCGAGATTGCACAGATTAGTGCAATTACCGGATTGAATCCAGGCATGGTTAGAAGACTGAAAGAAATCAGCAGAACCAATTCAGTATTCTAATCGCACGGCAGATTTCTTATTGAGATCTGTCAAGCACCAACTGCCGGTAGTTGAGTAGGGTCGCTCCCTGCTGCTCAACGGCTATCGGCGGACAAGTTAATAATGACAGCTGCCTTTTGAGCGGGTTGCTGCAGACCGAAACGGAGAACCTCTCCGTCCGGACTGTGGTTAGTTTTCTGCACCCATTTTGCAGCTGTGCCAGGGAGTCCTCCGTTTCGAGACATCGAAAATCGGAGGACTTCTTTTATGAAAATCAATGACAAAACACGCTACATCTATCACACCAATGACGGCTCCCGTGAATACGTGACCGAGGAAGACTACCAGGCTTTCTATAAGTATGCCAGCAACTACCGCCGTACACAGCAGCGTAACGGGTTGTGCGTATGCCCCAGAGATAAGTGGATGTTCTGCGACTGCGACTGCGACTACTGCGAGTACTGCAAGCATCCGGATACTCTCTCCCTTGACTACACCGATTCGGATAATGACGGGAACGAAATCTCCTGGCTCGATCAGCTTCCTGATGGACGAAATCTTCTTGAGGACATTGTTGATGGTACGGAGCAGATGCAGAAGCTTATGAGCCGTATCGAAGAACTGATGCCGGAGGCTCTGGGCATTGGTCACCGCCGCCTTGACGGCATGAGTGAGGATGCCATTGCAGAGGAAATCGGCATCGGCAGAAAGACCTTTGCTTACCGCATCAAAAAGCTGAAAGCCACCCTCGAATTAGAATTTCCTGAATTTTTCTAAAAAACTTTTCCGGATTTTTTCCGAAATGCCTCTTCCCTGTCCACGGGGATAGTGAGGGAAGCACAAACGATACAGCTTTCTCCGGGAGGTGAAGAAAATGAACGAATCCAAGAAGAGACAGGCTGCGATGCCCGCTGAAGATGAACTGATCGATATTCTGCTCGACTTCATTATGGTATCCGCAAGCCTGGCAAAGAAAATCACGCAGGCAATCAGAGTAAAGGAGGGTAAGTGCTATGGGCAAGATGAGCGAACTGCAGACCGTGATTGCAGAACTTCGCAGCGCCGCAGAGACTATTAATTCCGCTGCTGAATCTCTCGAAGAGATGTTTTCTGCAGAAACACCTGCAGAGGCAAAGCCGGCTATGACCTTGCCGGAGATCCGTGCGATTCTCGCAGAGAAATCCCGTGCAGGCTTTACTGCCGAGGTCAGGTCAATGCTTCTAAAGCATGGTGCAGACAAGCTGTCTGCCATTGACCCTGCGGAGTATCCGGCTCTTGCAGCCGAAGCGGAGGTGCTGGGCAATGGGTAAACACGCTCTGCTGTCAGCTTCCTCTTCCAAGAGGTGGCTGAACTGCCCACCATCTGCAAGGCTCGGTGAGAACTACGAGGACAGAGGCAGTGACTTTGCTGCCGAGGGCACCGATGCTCATAGCCTTTGCGAGTTCAAGCTGAAGAAAGCACTGGGCATGGAGTGCGATGACCCCACCGAAAACCTCTCCTGGTTTAACGAGGAGATGGAGGAGTGTGCCGAAGGCTATGCCTCATTCATCCTCGAAATCGTGGAGGGTGCTAAGGCATCCTGCTCCGACCCCGTGGTGCTGATTGAGCAGCATCTTGATTACTCAAGATATGTTCAGGACGGCTTCGGCACCGGTGACTGCGTCATCATCGCAGATGGTACGCTCCACATTGTTGACTACAAGCATGGCAGAGGCGTTCTGGTCGAAGCAGACCATAACCCGCAGATGATGCTGTATGCCATTGGGGCTTTGGAACTCTTTGATGGTATCTACGATATCGACACCGTCAGCATGACCATCTATCAGCCGAGGCTCTCCAATGTCAGCACCTACGAAATCCCCAAGACTCAGCTTACCGAATGGGCCGAAACAGTTCTGATCCCCACCGCCAAGCTTGCCTATGAGGGCAAGGGTGAATATCACTGCGGTGAGTGGTGTCAGTTCTGCAAGGCCAAGGCAGACTGCCGGGAGAGGGCAAAAGCAAACCTTCAGCTTGCACAGTATGAGTTTGCCGAGCCTCCTCTTTTAACCGACAGTGAGGTGGAAGATATCCTCTCCCGTGTAGATGACCTTATCTCCTGGGCGAACGATATCAAAGACTATGCCCTGAAAGCCGCCGTAAGCGGTAAGGCATGGTGCGGATGGAAGGTTGTCGAGGGACGCTCCGTCCGCAAGTACACAGATGACAGGCTCGTTGCCGCTGCAGTTATTAATGCCGGCTTCGACCCTTATGAACAGAAGCTTCTTGGTATTACCGAAATGCAGAAGACTCTCGGTAAAGCCAGATTCAATGAAATCCTGGGCAGTCTCATTGTGAAACCCCAGGGCAAGCCGACCCTTGTTCCGATGTCCGACAAGCGTCCGGCTATGAATACTGCGGCATCAGACTTTGAAAATTAAAGGAGAAAATCATATGAATAACAATGCAAATCCTATGAAGGTTATTACCGGTAAAGATACTCGCTGGAGCTACGCAAATGTCTGGGAGGCAAAGTCCATCAACGGCGGTACTCCTAAGTTCTCCATCAGCCTCATTATTCCCAAGAGTGATACTGCAACCGTGCAGAAAATCAAGGCTGCTATCGAAGCTGCCTACCATGAGGGTGAGGGCAAGCTGAAGGGCAACGGCAAGTCCGTTCCTGCTCTTTCTGCCATCAAGACTCCGCTCCGCGATGGTGACATCGAGCGTCCGGATGACCCCGCATACGCAGGCTGCTACTTCATCAATGCCAATTCCTCCACTGCTCCCGGAATCGTTGACGCAGACCGTCAGCCTATCCTTTCCCGCAGTGAGGTATACAGCGGTGTGTACGGCCGTGCCTCTATTAACCTC